TATATTCTTCACTATCTACCTGTATAGGGCATGCTCCGTAAAAAGTAAACGTTTGTAATATAAATGGAGGTTCACCGTAATTAGATATACCTAACCTATGTACAGAAATATTAGTACGATATTGATCTCTACCTTTTCTAGCTATTAAACCTTTATGACCTGTCATAATAACCCAAGGCCTAATAACATTATCAACAAAACTAACATTTGTATTTAAAAAGCCTATTCTTAATTCTTCAAAATCATTTCTACCCTGTCCTACTTTACTTCTTATAAAGCTATTACTTTGTATACCCTCAGCAGCGGTTGCAACTATACCTTCTCCAGGTACCGTTACATTCTGTGCCAATATACATCCTTTAGTTTGTAAAAAATTATCTGAGCAAATGGTACCTATAGCTTTTGTAACATTCCATTTTGGAGCCTGTGGTTCATAATCCGCTACACTGTTTATTATACTAGGTATACCGCTCTTACCTATATATGCGTTTCTATCAGAATCGTAAGAGTTATCAAATGTTACTAACTATAACGGCCCTTTAGGTAGAGCCCCTGCAGGTGTTGAAAGTACAGATTCAAAAAAATACGGTATCGAATTAGTAATTTCTGTTTGTGGTATGTTAGTAGGTCTAGTACCTACAAGGGTACCACTCTTTCTTACTGTAATTGTCGGTATTGGATCTGGAGGAGCTCCTACACGTAAATACAGAGTGTCAGGGTTAATGGGACCGGAAAATGAGGGAAACGGGGCTGATGGCGGAGCTACATTATCTCTCAATAGACCTTCAAACGTAAGCGGGGTAGTACTAACACCTGTAGTTATGTCAAAACTAGGGGGTACAAGAATATTATCTTGTGTAAATCCTTGCGAACTTTGTAAATTAGCTGGTGTTGAGTTTATATCAGCCATACTTTGATACTATTATTTATAGTATCAAATTAGAATAACCTTGGTAGAGCAGAATTGGCTTGTGTTACTCTCCAGTACTGATAAGCAAGTGTGGCATTTACTTTCTGTATAGCTCCATCAGATGTTAAGTCGTACTGCATTGGGTCAACAGATACAACATAAGCACCGTATAAGGTATACTTTCTAACAGAGCCACCAGACTTATTTAAAAGACTTAAACTAATAATAGAGGAATTTCTAGCAATATTGTAATTACCTGTTGAGGTAGAATCATCAAATGTATTAAATGTAGCGTTCTCTAAAACTGTACGAATATTGTAATTAGCATCACAACGGAAGGTAACAGTGTAAGCACTAGAATTAGGATACTTAACTGTACCTGGAACGTTGAAATCGAGACCCATAAATGGTACAACCTGATTGGTGATTGTTCTTCCTGGAAGGGAAGCGGTCTCAAGATAAACGAGAGAGCTTTCTCCAAAGTTAGTATTAGCGAGCTGATTTACACGGAACTGAAAAGTACGTGCAAAGTCCTGCTGTTGTACTGATGTATAGAAGTCTGAGATGTTTTGTGACATAATGTTATATAATATTTATTAGATTAACTCGTTAAAGTTCTGACCTGTTCTTGTTGCGATAAAGTTAACTAAGATAAACTCTGCTGCACGAACCGGTTTAATGTAAACATCGACGACAAGCTCGTTATTATCGACAACTAAAGGTGTGTTGTTTCTTTCGTCACAAACAATCAAGTAGTCGAATAATCCTTGTGTGTTCTTAGCTAATTCAAATACAGGTGCAATTGTATTTACTAACCTTGTACGTGTAAAGTCTGTATTAGGTTCAAAAACAAAGTATTTAACAGCACCCTGTACAGCTCTTTCAAGTGTTATAAATAAGCGACGAACGTTAACTCTGTCAAATGCAGAGGGTTTATTCTGTAAAGTCTTTTGACCGTATACAGCATAACCCTCTCCGGAGAAGAGACATACTGGATTTACACCTATTGTGTAAAGATAATCTCTCTGTTTCTGATTCGGATTGAAGGCTATATCTGTAATATTACGAATTATACCGCGATTTAAACCTGCTGGTGCAATCCAAGGCTGGGTTGCAGCATCATTATTTGCGTAAATTCCGGCAACATAACCTGAAATCGGTACCCATACAAAAGTATTTGTATATGTATCGAAGGTCTTTGCCCAGTTACCGTAAATAGCAGAGTAATTTGTATCTATATTATTGAGAGAAGACTGTAAAGGGGTGTAGATATTTGTTGTAAAGGTATTTGTTGATACAGATAATGTTTTTGCATCAGGTCCGTTGACAAATATCTGCCTTAAAGGATCAGCGATGAATACGCAATCTTTACGTGTATCTTGTACAAATGTATTAAAGATATTAAACATTGTTTGCCAGTATGATATTGTGCTTGCGTCGGTAGTACCATATGCACCATCATTATAAGCAATGTTAGCTCCTTTTGTATTAGCGAATATAGTAGTTAACCCTGCATCGGCAACTACATCAATAACCCTGTCTTCAGGTGTACTGATAAGGGAGAGAGCTCTGTTAACCTTGACACTAAGATCACCGATCGTGTTAGATGCTCTGAAGTTATAAGTAGGAGCCCAAACACCTACTGTATTGAGGGCTTTATTTGTATTTGTTACAGCGTAAGCCGGATTTGTACCTGTTAAACTACTCCAGTTTGTGAAATGTGAAATATTCGGGTTTACTAAAACATTAAGGTTGTTAGAGGCTTGATTAACAACATCAGTAAGAAATTGTGTATTGGGTGTACCGCCAATAGTACCTACACCTCTCTTTTGAGAATTTAATGAACCGACATAACTCTCGGTGAGTGTAAAGGTGAGTAAGTTAGGCTGATATGTTGAATTACGAATCTTAAACAAGCTAAGAACAAGTGAGTCTTGATAGTAAGGTACGCCAAAATTCCATGTAGGTATCGTTTCAATTACTTGAGATATTGAAGATTCTCCTGCTGTGGTACTTGTGAGACTAAATGTTAGGTTGGAATTTGCTACGCTAACAAAATCATCATTACCACTAAGACTATTTAAAACTTGTACAGAATTAAAAGTGGATGTAGGTCCCCAATTAGTGTTATCGGTTAATGCAACATAGTAACCTTGATTAGCTTCATCAACAGATGTCTGAGCTGTATTGATTACTACAAGACCTGCATTAAGTGTTCCGCCAACTCCAGTGAAAGAAGGTGTAACTGCTGCAGATGAAAGAGAAGACCAAGTGAAATTATTCTGCAATAAGGCATCATACTGACTTTCAGTAAGTGTAATATGTGTTGGATTACTAAGTGTAAATGTATTAGCACCTGAAGCTACAGGGTATAAAAGAGCGCTATAACTGTTAGCAAACCCTGTTCCTCCGGCAGAACCATATGGAAGGCGGGTTGTTAAAAGGTTACCGTTAGAGTTAAGAACTGCTTGACTATTATAGTAAAAATAACGCTCTGCGGGAGATGTCGGTGTACCGTAGACAGATTCAAATTCCGAAATTGAGGTAATTTGAAGAACTTCATCTGTCGGTCCCTGACGAGCAAATCCAGGGATAAAGACAGTAGTACCTCCAGGAATGGTTACATTCTGTGATATATCGGTTTCAATTATTTGAACACCAGGTGATTTTAATGTTAGCGCCATATTGTTATATTATTATTTATGTTTTTTGGGCGAATTTTTTAGTCTAAAATATTAATATCTAACTGAGTAAATTGAAATTGAGCGGTAGATTCTATTAAATCAGAATCTCTATAGCTATATGTTATAGCTCCTAAACTAGTTACAAATGCATTATAATATTTAAATTCGATTATTTTTTTATTATATTCATCTAAACCAAAAATAGATAAATTAACACTATACTCGGCAATTACACCTGTTTGAATTAAATCTTTGTAAGTTTGATACTTCGGGTCGGTACCTGAGTAATAACTACCTAAAGGGGAATTTTGAATAGCTAACCACTTCCAAAGTAATTGATAATTCTTAAATTGATTATCAACAATAAAGCTAACATCTAATGGAGGGTAGCTTGGGCGACTATACCCTGATACATGATGTGATTGACCACCAAAACGAACTTCCACAGGTGGGACCGTTATAGCAGGGACAATTGTTCCATGTACACTTATTTCTAAAGGATCTAACTTAATAGTGTTATCGGTAAGAGCTCGTTTTTTTAAAATTGTAGGTAAATTTAAAACTAGTAAAAATTTATCTTTACTTGCTCTATTAAGAATAGATTGTTGAGTTGGATTAATAGTTGTTGTCATGAATTATGAACAGTCTTCCAACCATTATTTAATAGATCATAGTAATCTTCTCTATCTAGAGCTTTATTATAATCGGCTTCAGTCATTAAAGGTACGTATTTTTCTGTTATTTCTCCTCCTATATTTGTAACATTACTAGTTACGGTCAATTCTCTGAGTGTGTATTGTTTAGGATCAACATCATCGTAATACATTTTAGAGAGCTTTAACGGCTTATTTTGCTCATCGACTTCATCAACTTGAAAATATTGCTGACAAATATCTGGCTCTAAAGCAAATAATCCCCAAACTAATGCCATAACACGATCATCATAAAAATTGTCGTTCTTTTTTCTATATGTACCGTTTGGATATCTAATAAAAGTTTCAAGTTCTTTAATAGTGTCCATATCATTAACGTGAACAACTTGAAGGAAATTAACCCAATAACGCATATTAGCTACGCCGGCAAACCTAAGATTGTTATGACTTAAGATACCTAAATGTCTAGTATTAGAAAAAGAACCTGTGTTAGCTAATTTTGAGCAACTAACTATTTTTTCATAAAAATGTTTATGAAATAAATTATCAATAATTTGACCTCCGCAATTATTTCTTTCAACTAATAGAGGAGGATTGCCCCATTGACTTGCTAGAGCAACAAGCTTATTAGAATAGTGATAAGGCTCAATAACATTTGTACCAAAAACAGCAACCTGTTTTATCTCTTTTAGATCGGTTATATCTAATACTTGTGATACTGTTGCTGCTCTTCCGATACCTTCGCCCACGTCAACACCTATTACATAAAGCTTATTAGGGTCAGGGGCTTCGTATACTTTGTAATGTCCGTCTTCAGCATTCCAGATAGCGTTCTTTTTTTGCTCTTTAAATCTTTCAATAACAGAAGCTCCTACAGCAGAGTTATACGGATCTAAAAAGGTATTACCAAATTCTTGTTGGAAAGCCTCATCTGAGCCTAAAGCACCGACCATTTTTTTACGCCATTTTTCTCCTCTACCGGGAACATCCCACCAATCA